AACGCAAATTCCACGAATCCGAATCCCGCATCAAAGTCGTATGGGCTGGAAGACGCGCCGGTAAAGGCAGGGCTGTACTCACAGAACTCATGCGGTCTATCACCGCAGCTTCTAAAACTCCGTTTTTAGCATCAAAAGAAATGGCTGACGCTGCCGGTATCTCTGTCGGAACAGACCTAACACACACACTAGAACCAGCTATCCACGTTTGGGTAGTCGCCCCTAACTTCGCACAGTCTCGACAAGCATGGAACGAACTAAAACAATTCATGCCTAAAGAACTTGTTGTAAGACGTAAACAGTCTCAAGGCGGCGGCAGAGGCGACGGTTGGCGAGAAGACGAACGATCTGTATGGCTAAACCTCAAGTCACCTGATATTGCACGACGAGAGTGCTACATCGAAATAAAATCAGCCGATGACCCTGAATCACTTCAGACTGCTGGACCTGACTTTATCTGGATTACAGAAGCACAAGACATTAAAGAAGCTGCTTGGAATAAACTAAGACCGATGTTGAACTCTTCTGGAAGACTCGGAAGAGGATGTATCGAAGGTATCCCACCATTCACACGAAGCCACTGGTTTTCAAAACTCTTCAACTGGGCTAAAGAAAACAAAACAGAAGACTACGAAGCATTTAGAGCCACGACGTTTGACAATGTGTTTCTATCAGAAAAACAAAAACAAGCGATCAATGACGAAAAAGAAACCATGCCAGAAGCGGTATGGGAACGAATGTACCTCGCAAAACAACCAGACGGTGGTGGAGGATTCTTTAGGCCAAGCAAAATTGAATCAGCAGCAATTTCAAAGGAAATGCTATTCCCTGATGAAACCCAGCGGTACGTTGCTGGTCTTGACCTCGGTAAAAAACAAGACTATACAGTTCTAGTAATCAAAAACGCTCGCACACGAGAATCAGTTCACGCACTCGAAATGAACGGAAACGATTGGGTTAGCCAAATACAAACTATCTCCAAAGAAATCGAAAGATGGAACATTGGAGATGTTAGAGTAGACTCAACCGGACTTGGTGATGTCGTATTTGACCACCTGTTAAACACCGGTATGCCCGTTACAGCGTTCAAATTTAGCGCACAAAGCAAATATCAACTATTTCAAAACTACTACATAGCACTTGAGAACGAAACCGTCCGTTTCCCAGCCTCTTGGTCAACACTTGTAAAGCAACTTGAAGACATAAGTATTCGTCCTGGTGGTGGTGGAAGCTACGTTTTTTACAACGAAACTAACGAACATGATGACTGGGTTGACGCAGAACTGTTAGCATTGATGTCATGTGACCCACCAGGGTACGAAAATGAAAACCACGAATTTCTACGACCTATTCGGCGTATGAATCCGTTACGTCCAAATCCTTCATATCGTCCATCAAGGTTTATGCAAGCATACAAAGCACAGAAATCTAAAGCTAAAATGCGGCAACACGAAGAACTGAACCCAGAACTTGTTGAGATCAAATAAATGGTTTTAGATTTTGTCCATGAAATACCTGAAGTTATTCAGTTAGAAGCATCAAACCCGAATGATGAGCCTGAATTGTCTCTTTCGTGGGTTTCTGAAAAATCTTCAACAGGTAACGAACTATTCCGTAAGTTTAAAGACCAAGCAAAAATCCTTGATGGGTTTTTCCTAAACGATTTTGACTTTAGTGTTCCTGAAAACGGAACAATGGTTCGGCTAGGAACAGCACAGTCTGTTATCAACACTCTCGTATCTCACGTTAGCCCACAGTTTTTAGACATATCAGTGCCTCCACCTGGTCCTAGAGGACAGTCTCGTGCAGAAGTGATGGAAAAGTTCCTCACTGGAGCGCACCACATGATTGAGCATCGCTCTCCTGTGTATCGAGAACTGACAAAACATGCAGGGTTGTACGGAGTTGCATGGGAGAAGGTGGAATTTATCGCGAACGAGTGGAGTGACTTCCCAGAACCACCACCTCACTCAGAAGATGTTACTTCTCAATACAGAGAACAAGTAGAAGAAGTTCTTGAAAAGCGATCTATATGTTGGCCGATAAAATCTGTTGCCGTTAATCCACAGAATCTTATCTGGGACATGAACAATGGCACTCAGCCACGTTGGGTTATTTACGAATACGAAGTAGATGCTGAATGGGTGCAAGCACACTTTCCAGAGTGGGGCAGATATACAAAGGGCTATATCAAGTTTCAAGAAATCTGGACACACTCACAAGTTGCATATGTAGCTGATAACGAATGGGTTATGGAGCCACGCCGACATGGGTACGGGCGGCTACCGTGGGTTATGTACTGGCCTCAAATGGGCTTAGATACCGGAAACTCTGAGCCAGATAAGCTATACATGGGTTTGCTAAACGGGTCTATGGAAATGATTCGGGCGCAAAGCCAACTGGCATCTCATTACATCGACATTGTAGGTAAATCAGCGTGGCCTACTCTTGAGTTCACCGGACCTCCAGGCATTACTGAAGAAGTTCAGGCAGCGTGGGATGATACTCCTGGCGCGAAGAACATCAAGCCACCACAGGTTCAGGTTGGTGTAGGAGAAACTCCACGTCCACCTTCTGAAATTGGAGTTGCAAAGCAGTTCTTAGATGAAGCGATTGAGGCTAATACAGTCCCTGCTGTTGCTAGAGGGCAACGTCCTACTGGAGCAGCATCTGGATACCACACCGCTGTTCTTGCGGGTATCGCTTCGTTGAACTTTGGAGCGGTCAAAGACGCAATGGAACGTGGGTTACAAGACAAGGGTGAGGTTATTCTCCGAATTGTTGAACTTGTAATCAATGACAAAGTATCTGTATTTGGCAAAACGGAAGCTGGTGTTCTTGATGCTGTTGTAAAACCTTCAGACATCAAAGGTCACTACGTCAACATTGTCCGAATAAACTCTGTTAGTCCTGAAGAACAAGAGCGCAGACTCAATCTTTGGGCAAACCTTTGGCGTTCAGGATACGTTGATCTTGATACAGCACTCCGCAAAGGCGGCGTAAGTAACCCGCTAGAAGTACGAGCCAAGATATTAGAAGAAGAGTTCCTCAAGTCTCCTGGTATTCAAGAGCAGTTGCAAGCAGCAGCAGCCTCTCGTATTCCTACGATTCAAAACATTCTTGATGCTGCTGGTCAAGGTGCAGGTCCAGAGATTCCTACACCAGAGCAGACTGCTCAGAATATTATGAATACACAAGGTGCTATGCAACTGCCTAACGCTGGCAACTTCCAGCAAGGCAATCAAGCAGGGACTAACCCTCAAGCACCAGGAACAGGTATTCCTACAACTACTAGACCTGTAATGCCTGGTTCGATAGACGAAATGCGTCAAACGGCAGCAGCAGTATCAGGTCCACGATCAGGTAATGTTAGAGTGCCTGGCGCAGATATTTCACCAGGGGCTAGAGGGTAGTTATGGCTAAAAGATCACACCCGTTAGAAATGGCTTTTTTAGGTTTTGATGACTCTGCAAAGCGTTATCTAAAACAAGTCGAAAACAGTTTCAAAGGTATGGAAGAAATACCTCAAGTAAAGCAACCCAAGAAGCGCACTAAGAAAAACGTATATGCGCTAACTCCGTTTGGAAGAGTCTAATGGCAACGTACCTTATTCAAATCCCTGCTAATTATAGAGCGCGTTTCGGTGGTAACTCTTCCGTATCTGTTGACGCATCTTCACCGCAAGAAGCTAAAACTCAAGTTGCTAAAGGTGGTGTCCCTGCCGCTCTTATAGGAACTCCTGCTGAAATTACAGGAAATATTACATCAGGGTCTTTACCGCCTAATGTTTCTGAGTATGTTCGTGAATGGGATGTAGGTAGAGGCTCACGTAAAGAACGTTACCTAGAACGTAAAGAGCGGAATTTCGGATACCCTCTAATGAGGCATGACAGGGTAATCGGAGCAAATAATCCAATACGTGCAGGGCTTCGTGACCCAAACACTTCAGGTAAGACCACTCAATATATATATGGTGGAAGAGAACAAGTTCCAAGCAACCCGTTTGCGCCTAATATAAACCCTGAACCAACAATGGCAGAAATTCAAGCTGCCATGCCTTTTCAGCCAGGAACTCCAGGTTCTCCGTTCTATCAGCCTCCAAGCTATCAGCAGATGACAGCAGAGGATTTTGCTCAAATTAGGGCTAATGCAAACCAGCCATTATTTGATGAGCAGTCTTTCTTAGGTGGGTCATTTAATACCGGAGGTAAGCTGCCTGAAGAAATTGCAGGAATATCATCTGGTCCTACAACTGGAGTTGGTCCATCATATGACCCAACCGGAGGGTCTTTTGCCACAGACGCTGATGAAATAGCGCGTATGGAAGCAGCAGCAAGAAAACAATTAGCAGATAGAAGAGCAGCAGAATTAGCTAGTGCTACTTCTGTTACAGACTCAGACGCTTTAGGTTCTATTGCAAGCACAGAACGTCCAGAAGATATTGACGCTATTGAAGCAGAGATATTTGCTCGTGAGGAAAGAGAACGATTAGCTAAAATCCGAAGAGAAGCCGCTGCTGCTGCTGCCGCTGCCGATGATAATGCCGATGACGATAAACCTGATGGTTCAGTAGATATGCCAGCAAATCTTCCTCAGTTTTGGAAGGAACGATATAACGAATATCTAGGTTTACCTAGTGGTCAGCAGCAAGCAATTCTTGATAATCAATTACAAAACTATATTGACTTGAATGACTGGCAAATTAGCACAGGTGGAGCCACTGAAGAAGAAGGCGGTGGGGTATCAGGTGCTGCTGGAGCAAACCTAACACTTCAAGAACTTGAAGAACTTGCTCAAGGTGGAACAACCGGCGGCGGTGCTGGTGGAGGATTTGGTTTTGACCCAGGAGCGTTTACAGGGATTCCTCAGCCAATGAACTTTGAAGGCTTTCCTGTAACTGGTCTTCAGGACATGCTGAATATCTTCTACTCTGACCCAAGTAAGTTCATTGTAGAACAGCCCGTTATCGGAACGACTGGGTATGACAAAGACGGTAATCCAATAGAAGGGATTGTAGGTTCTCAGCAGTCGTTATCTCCTGCGGCTCAGGCTGCTCTTCAGGCATTTAGCACTCAACGTGGAGCAGAGTCGGCTGATCTTGCATCAAGGTTCGGGACTTCTACACCGTTCGGTG